AGAAGAAACAGCGTTACTTGGTACCTAAAGATATGATACTGTTCCTGAAAGATATAGGAGCCAATCGTAATGTATTCCAACAATATGGATGGAAGAATGTGGGTACAATATTTAAAGGTACTATTCTAAGCTATGGTATAGAGTTTTTGAAGGAAGAATTAGATCATGAAACTTTACCAGACGGCACTATAGTGAAAACAGTATATGGAGTGGAACGTATACCAGATCCTATGCTACTTAAAGAGATGCAAGCTTACAGAGATGGAGTTAACGTGGATAGAATTGTTGCATTCTGTGCACTGGTTGCGTTTTCTAAAATACAACATTCTAATAGAGGGTTGTCTAAACGTATAGAAGTTAAGCAAGATAATTTGGCTAACTCCCAAAAATTTAGTAAATTAAATTGGAGTCCTTTTAGACATATCGGCACTTCTAAAGGAAGTGGTTCTGGAATGAGAGCCCCTAGAAATGCATTTAAAAACATAAGATGAAAAAATCTATGTACACTATATCAGGATATACTTTTGTTTCAACAATTACAGGTGGTGTAACTTTTGATGTTGTTGACTCCACCTATCCTATTAATCAGATAACTAAGTAGTAATCATGCAAGTATATAACGCCTTACAATTAAAGTCAGGTAAGAAAGCTGAGTATAATAAGATGGGTACTCTCACCCAGCCTATTCAGTTCCTATCTGACAGAGAAAAAGATGATGAGTGGAGAGCCTGGAATCTTGACTGGTTAGAGTTTCAAGGTATGAAAATGCTTAGACGTAATGCTAGGCGTTTGATGAAAAACTATAAACTAGCAAGAGGTATTATTGATAGGACCGACTATATTGTAGAGGATGACAATGATATGGCCAACTTGATTGATGTATTGGTTAAGGAGGACGTATCAGCACTGGAGCTTAAGTTCTACCCTATTATTCCTAACGTAATCAATGTCCTCACTAATGAATTCTCTAAGAGAAGTAGTAGGATAATGTTCAAAGCTGTTGATGATATTTCATATAATGAGATGTTGGAAGCTAAAAGACAAATGTTAGAAGATGTTCTATTACAGGATGCTAACATGAAGATGATAGCTGAAATGATAGGACAGGGTATTGATATGAACTCTGAACAAGCTCAACAGTCTCTTTCAAAAGAAAACTTAAAGACTCTTCCAGAAATACAAGCCTTCTTTAATAAGGACTATAGGTCAATGATTGAAGAGTGGGCTTCTCACCAAATGGCTGTAGATGAGGAGAGGTTTAAAATGCAAGAGCTAGAGGAAAGAGCTTTCCGTGATATGCTTATTACAGATAGAGAGTTCTGGCATTTCCATATGATGGAGGATGACTATGAGATAGAAGTTTGGAATCCTCTTCTTACCTTTTACCATAAGAGTCCTGATGTACGTTATGTATCTCAGGGTAACTGGGTGGGTAAGATGGATATGATGTCTGTATCAGATGTTATAGATAAGTTTGGATGGATGATGAGTCAGGAGCAATTAGAAGCTTTGGAAGTCATCTATCCTGTACGTTCAGCTGGTTATGCAGTGTCTGGTTATCAGAATGATGGTACTTATTATGATCCAGTGAGAAGTCATGAGTGGAACGTAGATATGCCTAGTCTTGGGTATAGACAATTCACTTCTTTGTATGATAGCAAACTTGGAACTGGTGATATTGTAGAATGGATATTGTCAGACTCTGAAGACTTGCAAGACTTTGGTAAGAGTCATATGCTGAGAGTGTCTACCATTTATTGGAAGGGTCAGCGTAAGGTGGGTCATCTCACTAAGATAGGTGAGAACGGAGAAAGTCTTCAGGATATTGTGTCAGAAGAATATAAAGTTACAGACAAGCCTGTATACAACACTTCTGTTTACAAGAACAAGACAAAAGAAAATTTAATATTTGGAGAACATATAGATTGGATATGGATTAATGATGTATGGGGCGGTATTAAGATAGGACCTAATAGACCTAGCTTCTGGGGTATGAATAACCCAGGTGGTATCAATCCTATATATCTTGGATTGCAAGGTGGTAAGCCAGGACGTATTCCATTCCAGTTTAAGGGTGATGCTTCTTTATATGGATGTAAGCTTCCTGTAGAAGGAGCTGTCTTTGGTGATAGGAATACAAGGTCTATAAGTCTTGTAGATTTGATGAAGCCTTATCAGATTGGATATAACATTGTAAACAATCAGATAGCTGACATCCTTGTAGATGAACTTGGTACAGTGATTATGCTAGACCAGAATGCTCTTCCTCGTCACTCTTTGGGTGAAGACTGGGGAAAGAATAATTTGGCTAAGGCTTATGTAGCTATGAAGAACTTTCAGATGTTACCATTGGATACTACCATTACTAACACTGAGAATCCTCTTGCTTTCCAACACTACCAAGTGTTGAACTTGGAACAGACACAACGTTTGCTGTCTAGGATACAACTTGCTTCCTATTTTAAAACACAAGCATTTGAAGTGATAGGTTTGAACCAACAACGTATGGGTCAGCCTATTGCACAACAGCAAACTGCTACAGGTGTTGAACAAGCTGCTAATGCTTCTTATGCACAGACAGAACAATACTTCATACAGCATAGTGATAATCTAATGCCACGTGTGCATCAGATGCGTACTGACCTAGCTCAGTATTATCATGCTAAGAAACCTAGTGTACGTCTTCAGTATATTAGTACTAAGGATGAGAAGGTTAACTTTGAAATGAATGGTACAGAACTCTTGATGAGAGATCTTAATATATTCTGTACTACCAAGACTAACTCTCGTGCTGTAATGGAACAGCTTAAGCAGTTGGCTATACAGAATAATACCACTGGTGCTTCTATTTATGACTTAGGAAACATCATTAAGTCTGAGTCTATTGCTGAGCTCACTGGTGTATTGAAAGAAGCTGAAAAGAAAACACAGGGTCAGAAACAAGCTGAAATGCAGCAACAACAACAGATGCAGCAGGAAATGATAGCTTCACAAGAACGTCAGCTTCAAGTTACTCAGCAGTTTAAAGCTAAAGAAGCTGAGAAAGATAGACAAGCTAGAATTATTGAAGCTGAAATAAGATCAGCTGGGTATGGATCTGCAGTGGACATTAATAAGAATCAACAGTCTGATTATCAAGATGCTATGAAAGAAATAAGAGAAGAACAACGGTATCAGGATCAGATGAATATAAAGAGAGAGGGTCAGATGTTTAGTCAAGAACATGACACTCAGAAACTTAATGTTGAAAAAGAAAGGTTACAAACCCAGAAGGAGATAGCTAATAAACAACTTGAAATAGCTAAGGAAAATAAAAACAAGTACGATACTAAGAAAAAAGAAAAATAAATTATAGCTCTATAGTCCATAGCTTAGATCCCTTACCCGTATAAAATTTAAATTTTTAAAATTTAAGTTGTATATTAAAGGTGTAGACATATAAACCAAAAAAACCAACGTATATGGCTGAAAATCAAAACGTACAGACATCTGTACAAGAAGTAGATGTAGATATTGATAGTCTTTTTTCTGGAGCTCCTGATGCAAGTAGCATAGTGGTGCCCACTAAAGAAGAAACTAAACCATCTGTTTTTACTAAACAAGATACCGACCTATCTTTTTTAGATTCAGATGATAAAAAAGAAGGAGACAGTGTTTCACGTGAAACAGTCTCAGAAGTTCTTTCAAATGTTTTGGATGAAGAGATTAAAGTTTCAGATGATGATGATTCTGAAATAAAGAAATCTGGAAGACCTAAGATGGATAAGTCTGGTCTTGTTAGTTTCCTAAAGAAACGTATTGAGAACAATGAGATGTTTGCTTTTGACGACTATGATGAAAGTAAACAATCTCTTGATGACTACTTAGGATCACTAGGAGAAAAAGACGTAGAGGAACTTTGGCAAGCTAATATAGACAACCTTAAACAAGAGGTGGCTGCCCAAACTCCTGCTGAGTTTTTTGAAAGTCTTCCAGAAGAACTCCAATATGCTGCTAAGTATGTAGCTGATGGAGGACAAGATCTCAAAGGTTTGTTTCTAGCTCTTGCTCAAGTGGAAGAAGTTAGAGGAATGAATCCTAAAGATGAGAATGATCAGGAAGGTATTGTAAGACAATATTTACAAGCTAGTAACTTCGGAACAGCTGAAGAGATTGAAGAAGAAGTTTCCACCTGGAGAGATTTGGGTGTTCTTGAAAAGAAAGCTCGTCAGTTTAAACCCAAGCTTGATCAGATGCATGAAGAGATTGTTCATGCTCAACTTCAGGAACAAGAGTATAGGAAACAACAACAAGAAGCTGCTGCTGAAGCCTATGTTCAGAATGTATTTGAAGCTCTTCGTCCAGCTGAGATTAATGGTTTGAGACTTGATAAAAAGACACAAGCTCAGCTTTATTCAGGACTTGTTCAGCCTCAATATCCTTCTATAAGTGGTAAACCAACTAATCTGTTGGGTCATCTTCTAGAGAGATATCAGTTTGTAGAACCTAACTATGAACTAATTGCAGAGGCTCTTTGGTTACTTTCTGATCCTGATGGATATAGAGGAGAGCTTAAGAAACAAGGTAAGAATGCAGCTGTAGAACAAACCGTTAGACAACTTAAAACAGAACAGTCTAGAAAAAATATTGCTACATATCAAGATGAAGAAGATAGTAAGCCAAGAAAGATATCTAGACCACAAAATATTTTTAAAAGATAAATTTTATTAACCCCTTAAATTTTAAGCCCCATGGCAACCCCAGTTTTAAACAATGGTATATTCCTACGTGATAACCAGTACCAAACAACTTCCCACGTAGACTCGTACCACCTGTCTAACCTGTTGAAGTCTGCTGAACCCACTGATCTGGGTCCTGTAGATCTCTGGGCTATGGCTCAAAAGGTAGAAATGCCTTTGTACCAAATGTCTAGTTTCGGAGGTAAGAACGTTATTATGGTAGATAATAACCGTGGTGAGTACAAGTGGCAGATTCCTGTAGCACAGGACCTTCCCTACATCGTAGAGGATATTGAATCTGCAAACGTAACAAAAGGTGTTGATGGTAAAACCTTTAAAATCAAATTAAACAAACGTAGTTTTGGTCATGGTGATATTATCACTTATGATAAGTACAA